TCACCTCTTGCCTCGCTTCCAGTCATTGATCCGGGTGTGGATGGTGACGGCAATGCCAATTAGCGCGACGGTGATGAACACCCAGCGCAGGGTGTCGAGGTAGGGTACCAGCGGCAGGATGGCGGATTGGGTTTCAGCCAGGACGTCCTGTGCCACCTCGACCCCTGCTGCGCCGATGGTCGCTACCCCGGCCGCGCCGCCGCCTTTCAGGGTGCGGCTTTCGGCCAAAACCTCACGCGCGGGCGGTACTTCCGCTACGAAGGGCGTGGCGCGTGCGGGGAACGGTTCGCCCCAGGACCGCGCCGGGCCGAGATCGATGTGCATGAAGCCCGATCGGGGATAGGTGCCAAATCCAAGAAAGCCCACGGCGCGGGCTGCCTCGGCAAACGTGGCGGGATCATGGTTCGACATGGCGATATCAAACGCGGTGCCCAGCATGTGTCTGGAGGCTGGAGCCCCGCCCACGGCGCGATTGTGGGCGGGGCTGCGATAGGCCGAGCGCACGATCAGCGGTTTGCCGAGCCGGTTGCGCAGGGTCTGCAGCATCTCCATGGCTTCGGTGTTGATCTTAATCGCACCGGTGCCGCGGCAGGCGATCTCGGCGGGCGAAAAACTGGGCCAGCGCCAGGCGCTGTCGGGCACGTCGCGGAAATGGGCGTAGGTCGTGGTTGGCATGTCGGTCTCCAGAAATGAGTTTCCGGCCCCTCGCGGCGGCTCGGTGCGTTCGTCGCTCGGAAAGGTCCACTGGACCTTCCCGTCTGCCTGTCAGGCAGAGCACGGCTCACCCCGCCTCTGGGGCGGGTCGGTTGGGTTGGCGTCGTGGCGGGAATATCGGTCAGTCGCTGCGGCCGCGCTGAAACGCTTCGAACATCAGATCACGCATGGCACGGATGTCGGTCTCGATCCGCTCCAGTCGGTCGGCGTCGCCCTTACGGTCCTCGGCGCGCTGGCGATCGACACGGGTGCGCTCGGCCAGAAGCTCGCGGTCCAACCGGGACAGCATGGCGTCATTGGTGAACGCCCTGCGCGAGACGGCGGCCAGCAGGGCGATGGTCCCGCCGATCAGCGCGGTGATGGCGGCCGTGATGCCGTGGTCGCGCAAGGCCGCGCCAACCTCCTGCACGAGGGAGCTACGTTCTGTCATGGTGATGTCCTCGATGATCGATCCTCGTGCGTCCCTCAGCCGATCTTCGCGCCCCAGAAGGATGTGTGCTCGGCCGCGAAATACCCATCCTGCGCGCGGAAATATCCCTGCAGCTCGACGGTATCGCCTGCGCTCAGCGGCACCATGGTCTGGAGCCAGATGGCGGTGGCCAGTGAAACATGGGTGGCGGAACTCTCGCCTAAGGAGCCCCGGATTTCGGTCGCACCGCTCAGCACGAGTCGCCCGCGCATCCGGGCCGAGGTGCTGGAATTGACCTTGAAGAGCAGCGTTGCGCCGAACAGGTAAGTCCCATCGACGGGCGCGGTGAACAGGTTGGTCCCGGCGTCGAAACAGCCCTGATCGTTGTAATCGGTATTGTTGAGGCCGATCTTCGTCCAGGTCCCGACGCCGACATAGTTGTCATAGTCGGTATAGGCCTTGAAACGGGGTAGTCGCGGCTGCTCGATAATGCCGCTCGTATTGTCGACGATGAGCCCGTCGAAGAAGGTGCTGCCATCGGGCGAGACTGCGAGGCGGAATTTGTCAGACCCGAACAGCCCCAGCAGCGCCTTGGTCACGAAGCCGGTCTGCAGGGTCAGCCCGAGATCGTCGCCTGCCGCCTCCTTGTTCATGGTGTAGAACAGATCACCGGAGCCACCCTCTGCTGCGGTTTTTGCCGTCCAGAGCGCAGCGTTCAGCTTGGCGGAAAACGGGTTGGCGGCGTCAGCGGTGGTGCCCACGCCCAGCAGCGCGAGGTTCTGCAGGGACGCGGGCGTGGTGCCTACCCAGCCCGCGGCGCCGAAGACAAGCAGCACGCCCTCGTCTTCGACCCACGCCCGCCAGCCGGTGCGTGGCGGCAGGCGCAGCCAAGCCCCATCCGTGAACAGCGCGACGTTCTGATCCCAACCCGCCCAGTCGCCGGTGGCACCCGAGGCGACGATGTGGCGGTCACCATCGGCGGGAGAACCGGGCGGCGCGGTCAGATCCCGGTCGAGAACGGAAAGCTGGACGAGCCCGTCGAGCAGCCGCAGGGCCTCGTTGTGGGTAACGTGCTTCTGGGCCTGCGCCGCCAGGATGTAGGGCAGAGCCAGGTTGGTCGTAGCGTCGGACATGGTGGTCCTTTCAGAATGTCAGTGTGACGGTCTTGGCCGCGCCCCGCCCGATCAGGGCGGAGAGCTGAACGATGCGGATGGTCAGGGTGTCGCCCGGGCCCAGAAGCGCGCCCCAATCAGCCGTTTGGTCGGCGCCGGTATAGATGACGCTGGGTGTCGAGGTGGTCAGCGTGCGTTTGACAGCCGCCCCATCGGCGATCTCGACCTCATAGGCCTCGATCTCCTCGACGAGCGGCACTTCCACCGCGCCCCAGCTGTCGGCCGAAAGCGCGCGGGACCGCCGTGTCCAGTGGATCGTCAGATCACCGGACGTGCGCGGCCTGCGCCACGGCTGCTCGACATGAACGACAGAGAATGGTCGGAGCCCAGCGCCTTCGGGCGTGAATGGAATGGCGACATAGGTCTCGTCACTGACCGGGCGCGCCGCCGCGCCGATGCGCCAGTTCCACGGCAGCCCGAGATCGGCTTCGGCGATCGGCAGCGAGGCAAGGCTTGCGTCCAGCACCACGACCCGCGCGCCTGCGGGCACCGGATTGGCCATGGCCGATTCCGTGCCCCGCTGGCCACGCAGCAGGCGCGTCAGGCGATAGCGGCCCGGCGCAATCAGGTCTGCCGTGCCTGTTTGCACAATTTCCCACGTGCCAGGCGAACTCTCGATTGCCAGCGCATTTGCCCCACCGAACAAGGTGAGATCTGTGACGCTTTCGAGCGTGCCGGAAAGCAGATCGACCACCAATTCATTGCCGAGATCAAACCGTGATGTGGGACCGGAATAGAAGTCCGAAACCAACGCGCCGATCCGGGCGCGGCTGCCAAACGTGGTCAGCAGCTCGAACCCGTCCGTCGACGGGCTGCGGAACACCGCCATCTCCCCTGGCCAGGGAACCGCATGGGCCGCAATGAGCGGGCGGTGCGCAGGCTGGTCCTCGGTCAGCTGCGGCAAGTCCATCAATACCGCCTCGGGCGCGCCGAACACGACGGGGCTCAGGAGCGACGACGGGCGTGGCGATCCGGGCGGCATATCGTAGGCTGCCCGGTCCTGATGCACCGCCTCGATGCCTCGCGCCTCTGCGTCGGCAATGGAAACGAGCCGCAGGTCCATCTGCCGCCCGTCATGTTCCAGCGTCACGACATCCGCTGGATCAAGGCCCAGCCACGAGGGGGGCAGACGAAACGCCGCCGTCTCCCGCCCGGTCCAGGCTTCCATCAGTGCGCGGCGACAGCGGCGCTCGGCCTCCTCTGGCGGCACCGCCATGGGAAAACTCTCCGAGGCGATCCGGGTGGTGTCCACGGTGATGCGGCGCGCCTCGACAAGGGCGGCGTCATAATCCTCATCCGCACGCGCCACCTGCCATTTCAGGGCCTGTGGCAATTCCGTCTCCTGACCACGCGTCAGTTCCAGCACATCGCCTTCACCGGCGGCCACGAGATCATCGAGCGCGAGGGTGGCGACGGAGGCGCGGCCGCGCATGACAAACCGGATCATGCCCTCGGTCTCGACCGCGTCGCACCCGAAATGGCGCGACAGCGTGGTTATCGAAGCGCGCGGGCTTTCCAGCGCACCGATGGCATAGCCTTCGATCGCACCCCAGAGGCCGGAAACATCCACCCGGGCCTCGGGCATGCCTGCTCGCAGGCAGAGATGACGGACAAGTGCTGCCAGCGAGACCGCCCCTAGACGCCCTGTCATCCAATGTCCGAGCCGCCAGTTCGGCCCATCGGTCCAGACATCGGTGAGTTCAGGAAAGAATGGATAGGGCCGCGCATCCCAGGTCCAGGCAGCGCATTCCGGGACGTGCACCATCCGACCGCCATAGACGCCGGAGATCGGGTTGTTCGCGGCGTCGCCCCACCAGAGGTAGGTTGCCTCAAGATAAGCCCGCTGGATCGCGTCATCCCGCCAGCCCCGTGAGAAATACGGCGTGACACTCTCGGACGACTTCGGGTCGAAGAACACGTTCGGCTGGTTTGTGCCCCGGTCGATGGCGGGGCAGCCGAGTTCAGTGAACCAGATGGGCTTCGACTGTGGCACCCAAGCCGTCGGCGTGCTGCTTTCCACCCCACCCGGGCGGTTGTAATGTGCGTTCGACCACCAAGCGCGCAGATCCTTGGCGCGGAAGACCCACGGCTTTCCTGCCGCGCCATCGGTGATCGGCGTGCGGACCTGTGCCGCGCGGTCGGCTGTGCTGGCATAGAACCAGTCGAAACCCTCGCCGCCTGTGATGTTTGATTGCAGATAGGTCCGGTCGTAGATCGCCGGGGCCAGCGCCGCATCCGCGTGCTCGAACCCGTCGCGCCAATCTGACAGCGGCATGTAATTGTCGATGCCGATGAAATCGATTTCCGGATCGGCCCAGAGCGGATCGAGGTGAAAATACACGTCGCCGCTGCCATCGCCCGGCTGGTGGCCGAAGTATTCCGACCAGTCGGCCGCATAGCCGATCTTCGTCGAAGGCCCGAGAATCGCCCGCACATCCGCCGCCAGGTCGCGCAACGCCTGCACCGCGGGATAGGTGCTCGCCCCGGAACGGATCGTCGTGAGCCCGCGCATTTCCGAGCCGATCAGGAAGGCATCGACCCCGCCCGCGACCGCACAGAGATGGGCGTAGTGCAGCACCATACGGCGCAGGCCCCAGTCACTGGGCGATCCGGTCCAACTGACGCTTTCGTCCGAGATTGCAAAATCTGACGGGCTGGCGCTGCCAAAAAGCGCCGCGACCTGCGCGGCCGCCGTGGCGGTCTTGTCCACCGATCCGACATAGCCCGCCGCCGGAGAACAGGTGATCCGCCCTCGCCATGGGAAAGCAGGCTGGCCCGTCCCGGCCGCGTTGTCGGAATACGGGTTCGGCAGGGTATTGTCCTGCGGCACATCCATCATCAGGAACGGATAGAAGGTGACGCGCAGCCCTCGGGCTTTCATTTCCCGGATCGCCTGCACCACCGTGAAGTCCGCAGGCGTGCCACCAAAGTTTGGTCGATCCTGATCGTCGCGACTGACCAGAGATGCCGAGGCCCGGGTCACACCGTTGACCGACCAGACCAGCGGCGTTGTGTTTTTGGCAGCGAGTTCGACTTTGGGGCGGATCCGGCAATGCCCGGCGCGCAGATCATCGCCAAACCAGGACACCACCAGACTGACGCTTTCGACCTTTGGAACCATGGCTTGCAGCCGGTCCAGCGCCACCACCACGTCTGCGGTGTCAGTCAGTGCGTTCAGATTATCGGCGGTCTGCGACCCGCTGCTGCCTTTCCGGATGCCCTGCGTGGCATAGGCGAACTCGCCCGACGCCGGAATCATGGTGATCGCGCGGGTCAGCCCTTCCGCCGTGTCGGGATCGGCCAGCGGGCGGAACACCTCAAAACTCATCTGCGGGATGCGATTGCCATAGTTCCCCAGCGGCAAATTCTCGAAGACGACATAGGCGGTGCCACGATAGGCAGGTGTGTTTGCCGCCCCCATCTTCGCGGAAATGAACGGATCTGGGGACTGAGTTTCATCACCGGGGTACCAGCGCCAGGTCACACCGGACAAGTCCATCGGCTTGCCATCGGCCCAGACACGGCCGATGCCGGTGATCGGCCCCTCGCAGAGCGCGACTGCGAAGCTCGCATAGTACAGATACTCGGTCGTCTTGACCTTGCCACCACCCCCGCCTCCCTTGCCGCCGCCCTGCGTGGTGGTCTTGGTCTCTTCGCGGAAATCCGTCGCCCAGATGATGTTGCCGCCGATCCGCATCCGTCCGTAAAGGCGGGGTATCACGGCTCCTTCGGTGGCCGAGGTGATGCGCAGATTGTCCATCCGCGCACCTTCGATCCGCTGGGTCGGCGCGAGCGAGGAGATGATCCAGCTGTCGACAACCGAGCCGATGGTGGAGCCAATGAAGCCGCCGATGGTCGCGGCGCTGACGCCGAGGATCGCGCCGCCGATGCTGCCGCCAATGGCAGCGCCAGCAGCACCAAGAACAAGTGTGGCCATGTCGGGGTCTCAGCGTTGGGGAAACAGAAAGGCGAAGGCGATACGTCGCCGCCACGATGGCGTGAGCAGTTCCTCAATCACGCCGAGGCGCTCATAGGCGTGGATGAAGGTATCGGGCCCGGTCAGGATCCCGACATGCTTGGCGATGGCGCGCGGCGTCATGCGAAACAAGACCAGAACACCGGGAGCAACTGCCGCCGGGTCCACTTCGATCATCATCCGGCGTGCGCCATCCGCAAGAACCTCGCGCGGCCCGGTCTCGCCCCAATCTCGACTATAAGGCGGGATCGGGAACGGCTCTGAGCCTACTGTTGCGCGCCAGACGCCCCGCGCAAGCCCGAGGCAATCGCAGCCGACGCCACGAAGGCTGGCCTGATCGTGATACGGCGTCCCGAGCCAGGATCGCGCGATGGCGATGACACGCGTGGGGTTGGCGCTGGAAACGACGTTGGTCACAGCACACCACCCTCGTGCCCACCATCCTTGGTGGCATAGCGAAGCACGGCATCCTGGCCGGGGATGTGGGGAAAGCCCCGGAAGTTGGCGGCATTGGCGAACTTCGTTCCGCAGGTCTCCATGCGCTTGTCGCAGCCTGCGCGGATGCTGAACGTATCAGTCTCGGCGAAGGGCCGCACCGGCGCTTCGAGCAGTGTCAGCACCGCGATGCCGTCTGTGACGTCATGCGCGATGATTTCAGCCAGTCGCCCGGCATTCGCACCGCTGGTCCATTCGACCGTGCCGAATGTGAACCAGCCGGAGGCAAAGTCGCCGAGCCCTGAGGCGGTGAAGGCGCGGTCGCGCAGGAGATCGATGACGGCCCCGGTTCCCTTGAAGGCCGGTGCCTCCAGATCGACGCCGCAGCGCGCATCGCCCAGCGCGGCGTCGCAGGTCGCCTGAAACGTCCGCCCGACCGTCTGGCCCAGCACGTGGGCGAGCGAGCGCACCTCGGCCACGAAGGCCAGCCGTCCGCGCCGGATCTGGCCGATGGCCCCGCGCCGCATCAGCACGCGCTGACCCGTGTTGGCCCAGTTGACCCGCCAGACCTCGACCTCCGCATTGTCCCAGCGGCCGTCGAGGATGTCGGTCTCGGTGATCCGGTCGGACGTGAGCACGCCTTCTGCGTCCTGCGCATCCACCGACAGGTCGGAGCCCGAACGGACCTCGGAGGCCGTGAGCCCGCTCTCCGGCTCGAAAACGGTACCGTCGAAGCTCAGCGTCACGTCATGATCGGTAAAACCGAAGCTCACGCCGTCGGCGCGCGAAATCCGCCAGCACCAGGACAGCGTCGTTGTGCCCTCGTCGAGATGGGCCTGCAGATCAGGGGTCATATTTTTCATCGGCGCAGTTCCAGCAATGGGATTGAGGTGATCGAGCCCAGTCGCTCAATGTCGTGCGTCACATCGAGGGCGTCGCTGTCGAAGCGGACCGGCACGTCGAATTCGAACCCTGCGGTCATGACGACACCGGAGACCGGCGCTGTGTTGAAGGTGAGGAGGCCAGTGGTCGTATCGACCGACCAGCCGGAGGGCTGCTCCACCCCGCCAAGCGCAATCCGCACAGTTCCCACCACTGGCTTGGCGATGTCGCGCGTCCAGGATTGCGCGCCTGAGGCGTAGCGTTTCACAAGCTGGAACGCGGTCGTCGTTCCGTCGCCGGTCCCGATCCCCTGATCAGTCGGCGATGGCGTGCCCGAGGGCAGGCAGGACTTGTGGTCGCCCCAGTCCTTGAAGCGAAAGCCATGCAGCCGTCCGTTGCGCGCCTCGAAAAAGGCAACGACCGCCGCAAGATCATCAGCGCGGCGGATGCCATAGGCGACGTCATAGCGCCGCCGGGAGTTGGCCCAGCTGGCGTTTCGTTCCTCGTCGCCGGAGGCCAGTTCGACGATCTGCGTGCGGCGTTCCGGTCCGCCCCGCGCACCGCGGCTGATATTGTCGGGAAACCGGACCTCGTGGAACATCACATGCCCCTCCGCCCGAGCGATACGGCGCGGGCAATGTCCGCTGCGACTTGCGTGCGCGATTGTCGGAAGCTTTCGGCATCGCGCGCCATGATGGTGACGTTGACATTGCCGCCAGCGCCATAGTTTTGTGCCTCGCGACGTGAGAGTACGCGCTCGCCACGTTGCAGGATTGCAGGCACTTCGTCATGCCGCAGCCCTGCGACACCACCGGAATGCATCCGGGGTGCGGCCGCAAATGCCATTGCAGACACCAGCCGCGAGGGTCCAGTCGCTCCGACCATGCCGCCCGCATGCAGGACGTTGGCGAAGATTCCGCCAGCGCCGCCCACACCACCAAGCACTCCACCCAGCGCGTTGGCGATCGGCCCGAGGATGAACTTGCGCGCGCCGAGTTTGGCAAGATCGGCAATCAGCGAGGTCACCAGATCGCCAAACTTCAGCTTGCCGGTCTTCACGAACTCGCCGACGGCATTCTCCGCCGACTGGAAGGCGCTGACGAGGCTCTGGCCAATGTCCCCGCCGATATCGCGGGCCTTGCTGGCATAGTCGCTGAGCGCCGTGGTCACCGCCTGCCAGCTCGAAACAGCGGCTTCGGTATCGGGTTCGGCCGCAGCGGCCGCAGCCCCGGCTGCAGTTCCCGCATCCGTCGCCACCCGCCCGGCATCTCCAAGCGTCGCCTCAAACCGCTCTGCCGCCGCAGTGGCTTCATCCAGCGCATCACTGCCGGTATCGTCGCCGCCCGACATGGCATCACCTAATGCCTGCAAAGCTGGGCCGACCCCGTCAAACGCCCCGGCGCGCGTTGCGGCAGCGCGTTCGCGGTAGCGGTCAGCCTGGTGACCGGCGTTGCTGGCGGCATGTTCCAGCATCGAGGCATAGGACATGGCCCCGAACCAGTCGATCCGGCTATCAACCCCGATCTCCTCGGCCACGGCATTGAAGGTGGGGCCGATCTTCCCGAGAAACTCCGCCCATTTGGTCGACAGGAACGCCATCAGCCGGGTCCAGATGCGCTCGATATCCGCGCCCATTGCCCGGAAATCATCCGCGAAGGATCCGGCGGTGGCCTTGATGCCGTCCCAGACGGCCTTGGCAACATCGCCCATCAGCCCCATGGCCGCGCCAAATCCACCGGCGCCCGCAACGAGTTTCGTGAACTGATAGACCAACTCGCCCGCGCCAACGATCAGCGCCCCGATGCCGGTGCGGATCAGAGCACCCCGCAGCAGGACAAGCGCGGTGGCCAGACCACGCACCGACAGTGCAGCGACCGCCATCCCCGCCACCCAGCGCCCGGCGAGGAAACCCGCAAAGGTGACGGCATAGGTGGTGAGGCGGCCGATGTTATCGAACAGCCCTCGGATGGCGATGCCCAGCGGCCCGGTGCGGCTCGCGATTGCCGCCATGGCATTCGCGACGGCTTCCAGCGCAGGGGCCGCAGCGACCGCCAGCTGGTTTGAAAGCCCGCGCCAGATCAGGCCGAGGCGTGAGATTGCGTCGTTGGTGCGTTCGATCTGGTCGGCGTCCTGCTCGGACACGACGACACCGAAAGCCAGAACATCCTCGGTCGCCTGGCGCAGCGTCGCGGTGTCGATCCGGCTCATCGCGATGGAGCCTTCTTCGCCAAAAAGCTGGCCCGCAACCGCCGCGCGCTCAGCGGCAGGCACGAAATTCTCGATGGCGGCGTTGATCGCGCCAACACGCTGGTCCAGCGGCAGGGTGATCAGCTCGGTGGCAGAAAGCCCGAGTCGGTCAAGTGCATCGGCGGCGGGACCAGTCCCGGCGGCCGCCTGGCTGAGACGGCGGGTCAGATCCTTGGTCGCCTGTTCGATGCCGGAGATGGAGACCCCCGCCAGCTCGCCCGCCCGCTCCAGCGTCTGGATCGAGGCGACGGTCGTGTTCAGCGATTGCGCCAGCTTCGCCTGCGCGTCCACCGTTTGCAGCCCGGATCGAACCATCGCCACGCCAGCAGCAGCAGCGGCGACAACGGCGGCCGCAGCAGCGACCTTCACCCGGCGCGAGAACGCCGCCATCCGGGCATTCGCCGCCTCCATCTCCCGGCTGAGGCGGCCGAAGCCGCGCGATCCGGCCTCGCCAACGCCTTCCAGCTCGGCGCGCACCTGCCTTCCGCCGACCGCGGCAAGGCGGACGCTGACACGTTTCTCGGCCATGGTCACATATCCTGATTGTTGATTGGCGGTGCGAGCAAGGTCGTTCCACCCTTGCAAAACGTATCACGACCTGATACACATGCCCCATGATCGTCAACACGAAGGGCAAGCGCGCGGCGAATGCGGTCGAGGACCGGTTTGGCAAGGGCTTCCCGGCCGATCTGGTCAAGCGGACGCGGGTGATGTTGTCTGCGCTCGATGCGGCCATAGTCCTCGAGGATCTTCGGTTTCCGCCGGGAAACCACCTCGAGGGGCTCAAGGGCGACCGTGCCGGGCAGCATTCGGTGCGCATAAACGGCCAATGGCGCATCTGCTTCGTGTGGACCGAACAGGGACCGGCCGACGTCGAGATCACCGATTACCATTGAAAGGGCGCGACATGACATTGATGACAAATCCCTCGCATCCGGGCGAGGTCCTGAAGGAGCTTTACCTCGGGCCGCTCGATCTGAGCGCGATCGGGTTGGCCAGGCGCCTGCACGTGCCGCGCACCCGGATAGAACGGCTGGTGAAGGGCGAAACGGCACTGACCGCGGACACGGCCATGCGGCTCGCGACCTTCTTTGGTACGACACCGGAATACTGGATGAACCTGCAGCGGGCCTGGGACCTCGCGCGGGCGCGGGACACCGTCGATGTCTCAGACATCACGCCCCTCGCGGCCGCCTGACGCCATTTCCGCGTTCAGCAGAAAGTATGTGCGTGTCAGAAACCAAGTTACTTACAAGATGTGTTGATGATCGCATCCCGATGTGAGGGGCGATCATCAACAGAGCGTTTGGCCGTTCTGAGCCCTGAAGAGCCTCGCGTGGCACCGCCGTGAAGAGCGTCGTTTTCAGTCAAGAACTATGACGCCAGCCTGTTTTGATTTGTGTTCTGGTTCGACATGGATCGTGATCCGGGCATCCGCTAACTCGTTCTTCAAGGCCTTCTCGATATGGTCACAAATTTCATGCGCGTGGAACACCGTTGTCCCTCCCGGCACGACAAGATGAAAATCGATAAAGATTGCCGATCCTGCATGGCGTGTCCGAAGGTCGTGGGCCTCCATTGCACCGTCAGCTTCCGCAGCAATAATCTCCCGGATGTTGGTCAACGTTCTGTCAGACACAGCCTCATCCATGAGACCGCTCAAGGATTCTTTTATGATCTTTGAGCCTGACCAAAGGATGTTACCAGCCACGAGTACCGCCAGCGCCGGATCAAGGATCCACCATCCGGTCGCAACGGCGAGAATAACGCCAATGGCCACACCGACAGAGGTCAGAACATCCGTAAACAGGTGTTTTCCATCGGCCACCAACGCCGGAGATTTTTGTTTCCGTCCACGAGAGATCAGAACCCAGGCCCAAACACCATTGATTACGGTAGCCCCGAGATTCACAAGAAGGCCCTCAATAGGCGCATCAAGCGCGACTGGCTCCATGAAGCCTTGATAGGCTTCTCGCAAGATCAGAAGCGCGGCCACGATAATCATCACACCTTCAAGGACCGCACTGAAAAATTCTGCCTTATGATGGCCATACGGATGATTGGCATCGGCAGGTTTGGCCGCGATATGAATGGCAATGAGGGCAGCAAACGCAGTTGCGACATTGACCGTACTTTCAAGCGCGTCTGATAACAGCGCGACCGAACCTGTCATCCAGTATGCGAGGCATTTCAGGCCCAAGACAGCGAAGCCTACGAAAATATTGCCAATCGCGAGCTTTATGGTGGTCATCGTGGCAGTCCCTCTTTGGCGCTTCTCACATTAGATAGCCAAGTCGGCATAAAGGCACAAATAGTCGATTTTGAGATTGAAAATTATACACAAAACCAAGCGGGGGCTTCTTATTCGGGGCGATCTCAATCCGCTGGGTGGACTGGCAGCTTTGCCCACACAGTCGACATCCCAGAAGACAATGCCCCCGCAAGTTTTTGCATCGAGAAGATCAATGGCTGACACCCGGACCGCCATTTGCGACCATTTCCTCGTTCAGCTTGCGCACCATCACCGCCTCGATGAGGGGCAGCAGTTCGGCCATTGCGACGGGCGGGATGCCCAGCGCGTCGCCGAGCGCGAGCGCCGCGTTCAGATCCCAGCCGATCACCGCGCCGGGGGAGCACGCGCAGCTGACCGCCGAGGCGGCCAACCAAATCCCAGACCTGCCAGCCTTCAAAGGTGGTGGGCTGGTTCAGCCGCGCCGGGCAGGTTTCGCAGGTCGCTTCGCACGCTTGGCAGTAGCGCTCGCCCCCGCCGAAGGACCACTCGGCGAGGACGCGGAGACGTTTTTTTCCTGTTCCAGCAGCAGGCCCTTCGAGACGTAGGTCAATTGGAAGGCTTCGAAGATCGGCCAGATGTCGAGCAGCGCGTCGATGGCGTCCGGGCTGGGTTCGATGGGATTGTCGTCGGCGTCCCCAATGCCTTCCCAAGAGAGCACGGCCCGCCGCGCCAGCGCCTTGGCGAAGGCGACGGCGCGTTCTTCGTCGGACGCGTCCTCGGGGATCGCCTCTACGGCCGCATCGCTACGGGTCGCCACCATCAACGCGGTGGTCAGGGGGTGCAGCTGCACACGCACCCCGGGTGCGAGATCATGCCAGCGCGGCTGGTTCGTAAGGTCAAGCGTCAGCATCAATAGGTCTCCACATCGTTCAAAAGGGTTGACCTCATATTTGAGGACATCGCCCATGCTGGGCGGTTCCGTCAGGACGGGCATTGGTCAGTCTCCATGTTTGGGGGGGGGGCTTGGCAGGTAGTTCAGCGCGAGGCTGTGGCGGCCTTCTTTGCGGCGGCGATGATCGGGCTGTCTTTGGCGGCAGCGGCAGCCGGGGCAGTGGCAATGATGCCCGCCGCATCGCCGCGCGAGGCAAGATCGGCCAGCACGCGGGCGCGCAGGACTTCGGGTTTCAGCCCGCGCGCAACAGCGTCGGCGGCGTCTATGTCCACACCCAGTCGGGCGGCCTGCGCGCAGACCTGCGCCACCTCGGCTGCCTCGGCGCGGATGGCGTCGGCACTCATCACGGGGGCGTCGGGTGCAAGTGCCTCAGACGTGGGCGTGGGCAACGCGACGGGCGGTTCGGGCGTGCCCGGTGCGACGAATTCGGTGGACGGCGTGGCATCGGCAATCTGATCTGAATTCGGGGTGTCGGTGGAGTCGGTGTTCATCTGTGGACCCTTTCTGCTGGTGGGATTGATGCCGCCTGGAGCGGCGGCGAAGGCGCGGAAGGCGGTGACAGGATCAGCGAGCTCGTCGGCCAGACCGGCGGCAATGGCATTAGCGCCGCGGAACACGGCAGCCTCTGTTGCCAGCGCCGCGGCATGGCCGAGACGATCCCCGCGACCAGCGGCAACGGTTTCGGCAAAGAGGAAGCGCACGACCTCCAGCTCGCGCTGCATCTGGTCGTGCACCGTCTCGGGCAGCGGCTGGTAGGGATTGGCGTCGATCTTGTGGACCCCGGCATGGATCAGCGTGACCGCAATGCCTTTCTGGTCCAGCGCGCCGCTCATGTCGGTGTGCAGGGCCACCACCCCGATGCTGCCGACCGCCCCGGTGCGCGGCAGGATAATCCGGTCGGCCTGGGAGGCCAGAACGTAGCCAGCCGAGAGCGCATGTTCAGCGACAAAGGCCTGCACCGGCTTACGTGCTCGTGCCGCCCGAATGCGGTCGGCCAGATCGAAGGCCCCGGCCACTTCGCCACCAAAGCTATCGATATCCAGCGCAATGCCATGCACCGCAGGATTGGCCGATGCCGCGTCGATCTGGGCAGCAATGCCTTCATAAGAAGTGAGGCCCGAGGATTGCCCGATCCACGCCCCGCGATGCACCAGCGTTCCGGCAATTTCGATCACCGCGATGCCGTCCACCACTGCGTAGGGCTGGGCTCCGTTGCGTTCTTGGCGCTGGGCGAGATCATTGCCGAACAGCGAGGCGCGGGCAGGCAAGGCGGCGGTCGTCTGATCAGCGGCATTCGCCTCCACGCCCTGAAAGGTGATGTCCTGCCCGGTGATGCGCGGACCCAGCCCTGACAAGAAGGCCAGTGCCTTGGCAGGGTCCACCATCAGTGGCGTGTTGAAGGCCCGCTGGGCGATCTGGGCGTGGTGCATCACGTGTCATCCTTCGGGTCGGGTTTGCCGTCGGCGCTATCGTCCATCTCGTCGGCATCATTCGAAGCAGGATCGTCATCCTTCGTGACCCCATGGCCCGGCCCCTGCGCCGGAGATCCCGGGCGGCGAAAATCGAGGCCCAGCGCCAGTTCGCGTTTGCGCTCGGCGGCAATCTCGCGGTCGACTTGTTCGGCGTCATAGCCCCGCTCGGAAATTGCCTGCGTGCGGGATTTCAGCCCGGCTTCGATCTGCAGGATTTCCGCCGAGGCGTCCTTCATCGGATCGATCCAGTCCCATTTGGTCGGCAGCCAGGCGCAGGCTTGGTACTGGCGGCGCTGGCCGCCATAACCGGGCAGATCGATGGCTCCCGACAGAACGGCCACATCCATCCAGCGGGTCCAGACCGCGCGGCCCATCTGATAGACCATCACACTGTGCTGGAAGGCCGAGATGCGGCGCCGAAAGTCCACCAGCGATATTCGGGTGTTGGAGAAGTTGCCCTTCGCCGTGTCGCCGGTCAGATAGCCATAGGGGATGCCCAGCGCCGCCGCGATTTGCAGCAGGGTCCGGTACTGGAACGGCTCGTAGGTGCCGCCCGAGTCCGGTGTGGCAGGCGTCGAGACATCTTCACCGGGATCCAGCCGCACCACCTGGCCGGGCTCGACCTCCAGATCCTCGTCCGTCGGTTCCAGCGGTGTTTCCGGCGCGGGCGAGGTGATGAACATCGCGAACATCGCCGCGATCTTTTTGCGCTCCAACTCGGCGTCATCGTAGAGATCCAGCGTAAACAGCTTGACGACCGCAGCGGAAAATCGGGACACGCCGCGCAACTGGCCCGCCTCGACCGGGTCCAATACATGGATCACTTCGGATGCGGGCACCCGTGTCGTCTCGCCAGCAAGCCCCGGGTCTGTCATGTCACCTGGATGGCGGCGCAGGAAGTGATAGGCCACGCGGCGGCCGATGCCATCGAACTCGATGCCCTGACGGATCAGGCCAACGCCGGGCAACTCGCGGCTCATGTCCAGCGGCAGCATTTCCGCAGGCAGCATCTGCAATTGCAGTGGCACGGTCAGGCCATCCTCGGCCCGGCGCGGCCGGATCCGGATGAATACCTCACCGGATAGGAACACCTCGCGCGCGGCGCGGCGCTGCAGCCCGTAGAAATCGGTCAGCCCTTCGGCGTCGGCATCATCGGTCCAGGCCAGCCACAGCGCCTGCAACTCTTCCTTCTTTGCGGCATCGGCGATGGTGGATGAGGGTTTAATGCCATCGCCGACCACATTGCTGGCGAAGGATTCCACCGCATTTGCTGCGTAGCCATTGTTGCGCACCAGCCAGCGGGCGCGGGCGGTGATCGTGTCACCAGATGCTGCGATCAGCGTGTTTACGTGGGCGCGGGAGGCACGGAAGCCCCGCAACCGCCGGTGGGCCTGCGCCGCGTCAAACCCGCCGATGATGCTGCCGATGCGCTGGCGGAACGCTTCAAACGCCATGGGTCACAGGCCTTTTGAGGCGACGGTGCCCCAGCGCCGACGACGCGGGGTGCCCGAGGTGGCCGTGGCAATGCGGGTTTCGAGATCGGCAATGGCATTCGCCAGTTCAGCGTCCGAGCCATAGGCGATAGTCTTGCCATCATAGCTGACCGAGCGGACGCCTGCGTAGCGTGCCTCCTGCAGCGCGGCCAGAAGCGCGCGCATCCGTTCCAGATCCATCTCAGTCCCTCATGAAGTTCGGTGTGTAGACCCGGCGCTTGCGGCGCGGGGTGGTCGGTGTTCCGGCCTTGGCGGGTTGGGGTGCGTCTGGTTCCGGGGCCGCACTGTCGACGGCAGCCGGGGCGATATGGGGTCGCGTTTCCACACCGGCCTGCTTTTCAAGCCGCCGCCACGTCGCTTCGTCCCAACGATCCGCACCGAGGATCCACGCGGCCGCCCTTGCATAGACCCGGCAATCCAGCGCCTCGTTTCGCTCGCGCATCTTCTGCCATTCGGGGTGGGCATAGCCGCGCTTGTTGCGCACCGTGACCAGCTGTTCGGCCACCAGCTGCTTCAGCCATTCCGTGTCGATCCAATCTGGCAGATGCACGGTGCCGGGCGCATCGCAAACGCCCAAGGTCCGGTCTTCATCCGAAGGCCGCTCCAGGCGCAGGAAACGATAGGTCTCGGTCTTGAAGGTGGCGGTGGCGATTGACCACAGCCGTGCGCCGCGGCGCAGACGTTTGCCGCCGATGGTGGCATCGACAAAGGTTGGTCCCGATACTGGTGTCGCGCGGTTGAACCCTTCCAGGCCCTTGATGGGCGAGACCTGCTCAAAGCCCTGCGCCCGGGCCCAGGCATAGACCGCCGCTGCCTCATAGCCGGTGTCGATCGCCAGTTTGGCGATCACCATCACAGCGCCGTTGGCATGGGTCCAGGTGCGCCCCAAGAGCGCCGTCAGCTTGTCCCAGCAGGCCGGATCGTCAGGACCGCCCGCAATGACGATGTGATCGATCAGCCAGCTTTCCAGCCCGCGTCCCCAGGCCCAAACATCGACCTCGATCCGGTCCTTCTGCACATCGACGCCGGCGGTCAGGAACAGACCACCCTCGGGGATCTGCGCTTCGCTATAAGCTTCGCGACGTTCCGCCAGCCGCTGCCATTCCGGCGCATCGCCAGACTCGACCCATGTCTCGCCGAGCAGCGTGTTGCGCGCCGCGCGCAGCATCTCTTCCGAGCTCTGCGCCGCCAGCCAGTCCCGCGCGATCTGCGCCCAGCTTTTCCAGCCCAGCGGCGAATAGAGTGCCGAGAGGTGGAAGCCGATCGAATGCGGGTCGGCCGCCACGGCAGTGGCCCGCCATTCGCCCCGCTCCAGCATCTGCGTCTTGTGATGCTCGGCAATCGGCTGCTCACAGCCCTCGCAGTGATAGGCGGCCGTCTCAGGTTGCCCTTTGTCCCAGCGCAGGCGCTCGAACTGCAACCACTGCATCGCACCGCAATGCGGACAGGGCACAAAATACCGGCGCTGATCGCTGCACTCATATTCGCGTTCAATCCGCGATAACCCGCGAATGGTCGGGGTGGAGACCATGAACACCTTGCGCCGGTGCGAAAAGGTGGTGGTGCGCGCTTCGGCGAGCGTGATCGGATCACCTTCCTCGTCGGCGGAAGCCGGATAGGCGTCGACCTCATCGAGAAAGATATAGCGCGCGGGCATCGAGCGCAGCCCAGTGGCGGAGTTCGCACCGGTCAGCACCAGAATGCCGCCGGGAAATTCCTTGGACAGCATCGAGTTGCCCGCATCCCGCGACCGCGCCGGGTTCACCCGTTCCCGAAGGGCGGGACTCTCGGCGATCAGCGGGTCCAGTCGCCCGCGCGACGAGCGTTTCGCCATCTCCACCGTCGGCAGCACCGCCAGCATCGGTCCGGGCGCATGGTGGATCACGAAGCCGATCCAGTTATTGCCCGCCTCCGTCGCGCCCACCTGCGCTGCCTTCATGAAGCTGATCCGCTGCGCCGGATGGCGCGGCGATAGGGCATCCATGATCTCGCGCAAGTAAGGCGTGCGCGCGGTGCGGTACTGGCCCGGTTCCGCACTGGCGCGCGACGACAGCTTGCGGTGCTGGTCCGCCCATTCCGATACCGTCAGATCCGGATCGGGCCGTATCCCGCTGCGCCAGGACCGCAGGATGTCCTCAGCCCCGTCAAAGCCGAGATCGAGGTCTGCGGTCAGATCGTCGGTGGCCGTGTCGTCGTTATCCGAGGCTGACCCGGAGATCGGCAAGGGCGTCGAGTTGCGCTCTGACATGGGTTTCCAGCACCCTCTGCAGGATCGCGGCCTCGATAATCACCGGGCGCCCCGGTCGCTCCGGCTCGCCTGATTGTTTCTCCACCTCCGATGCCAGGTCCGCTGCCATCAGCGCCGCGACTCTGCTGGGCCAGGTTACCCAGACGTCGCGTTCCTGCCGCGCGAGGCGAAACACCAGCGTTTCCGCCCGCGCCCGATCCACCAGCGCGCCCTTCTTCTTCTGGATCGCCAGTTGGCGTTCCTGCGCCTGATAGACGGTCAGCGCCGTGCGGGCCTTCAGATAGGACGAGCTGTCGGCCGGGCCGGAAAACCCGGTATCGCTGCCGGTGCTGCGGCGCTGCTGGTCTGGATCGGTCATCTCGGCGCGGCGCACATCGGACGCGGCGGCGTTGATCGATCCGTCGCTGTAGACCGCCAGACGCCCGGCCTTGCGCGCCTTCTGGATCGCCCCGCGCGACAGACCGGAATGGGCCGAGTACTCCCGCTCGCTCATCCCCTCCATGGTGCCGTATGCCCCCGATTAAAGCAATGATGTTGCTTGGTATTCAGTTGATTAGACTTCGGGGAAGAGCGATTCTGATTGCACGAAAACGATGCAACTCACCCCGGAGACCACCCCATGACCACACGCCGCGCCACCGCCCAGACGGACAAGGCTTTGAACGCCTTCATCGCTGCCAAGGCCGAGATCGATACGATGCTGGAGCGCCTGAAAGCCCTCAGCGACGACCACTTCGAAACCAACCCGGACGAGATCAACTGGGGCGACGTCGGCACACTGACCCATTACGCAGGCCTGCTGCGCCAGATCACCGACAGCGCCTTCCACGAGGGCGAACACGCCGAGTGATATTGGCTCGTTCGAACCAGCCCCGCGATTGCGGGGCTTGGCCTCGTAGGAGGCGTCGCATTTCGCGCGCCCGCATCCGGAGCCTGAAATGACCAAACTCAGCGAAACTCAGACCATCATCCTCAGCGCCGGGGCCCAGCGCCCCGACAATATCGCCATGCCGTTGCCGAAAGGGCTGCATGGTGCCGCCGCAAAAAAGGTCGTCACCATGATGATCGGGCGCGGCTGGCTCGAGGAGGTCGACGCCAACCTGCGAAAGGGCGAACCGCTCTGGCGCGAAACCGGCGATGGTCACGGCACCACGCTGGTGGTCGCTGATGCTGGCTTGCTGGCCATCGGGATCGAGCCGGTCGTGGTGCGAACGATGGTGGCCGTCCGCAAGCGAGTTGCCGAAATCCCCGCGCCCAAGCTGCCGACTCCGCGCGCGGGGACCAAACAGGCGATGCTGATTGCCATGCTTCAAGCCCCCGAAGGGGCCACGATGGAGGAGATCATGGTCGCCACCGGCTGGCAGGCCCATACCGCGAGAGGTGCCATGTCGGGGGCCTTGGGCAAGAAACTGGGGCTGGTTGTGACCTCGGCGAAGGAAGATGATCGCGGGCGGGTGTATCGTATCAGCTGAACGTCGTACGCGGTGGAAGATGTCGGTGAGGACCGATCGAAGGCCTCACCGGCGCGATGTGTCATGATCCTGCAGTTCAGCAGACATCCTGAATGCTGCCCGCGCTGCGTCCGTCAACCCGAACCTCGCCACATAATCTGCCAGTGCACCTTCGAGTTGCGCGATGCAGGCCTGCAATCTGGCTCGGTCGTCGTCAGGGGAATTCCCGTCTGCGCCAGTCTTCATCTGCACCTCCCGACACGAGTGGACCCTCACCCTACCTTGCATGCCGTTCGTGGTAAACGGTCATGACAGGCTGGCGTTGGAGCTGATCCGATACGCCCGACGCTGGGCCTCGGTCAGATGATCCAGCACGATCACCGAAGCCTCGGACAACTCAAGATGGGCTGCGGCAAGCACCCGGCCATGGCCTGCGATCAACTCACCGCTCGCCGCCACCAGAGCCGGCACCGTCCATTCGAACTCGGCCATTCTGGCGGCGATCTTCGCCACCTGATTGGCGTCGTGGGTCTTGGCGTTGCGGGCGTAGTGTTTCAGCCTTGCGAGGAGTCAGTGTTCGATCCGCTTCGGTGTGAGAGGCGCGTTCATTCCGCCAGCCTCTCGGCCTTCAGGTCGGCAAAAGTCTCGCCCGTCTCGGCCAACATGGCATTTGCGCCGGTGAATTGTTGCCAGCGCTCTATGGCCACATCGACGTAGGCCGGGTTCAATTCAATCCCCAAGCAGACGCGGCGAGTGGTTTCGGCCGCGATCAACGTGGTGCCGGATCCCATGAAGGGTTCAAACACCGCCTGACCGGGGCTCGAATTGTTCAGGATCGGGCGGCGCATGCATTCGACCGGCTTCTGGGTGCCGTGCACGGTAGTGGTATCCTGATCCTTGCCGGAAATGTGCCAGAGCGTCGTTTGTTTCCGGTCGCCCGCCCAATGTCCCTTGCCGGTCTTCTTTACAGCATACCAGCAGGGTTCGTGCTGCCAGTGATAGTCGCCGCGGCTCAGCACCAGCCGGTCCTTGGCCCAAATGATCTGTGAACGCACGTTGAAGCCAGCCGCGACCAGGCTCTCGGCCACGGTCGCAGCGTGCAGCGCGCCGTGCCAGACATAGGCGACATCGCCGGGAAACAGCTCCCACGCATCGCGCCAGTCGGCCCGGTCGTCATTCAGCACCTTGCCGGTGCGTTTGGTCTTGGCCGCACCGACCTGGTTGCGCCAGCTTGGATCGTACTCCACGCCATAAGGCGGATCGGTCACCATCAGCAGCGGCGTCACGTCGCCGAGCAGCCGCCCGACCACATCGGCCGAGGTGCTGTCACCGCAGATCAGCCGGTGCGATCCAAGCTGCCACAGATCGCCCGGCACCGACACTGGCGTGACAGGCGGTTCGGGAATGTCATCCTCGCCCTCGATGGGCCCGTCGTCGCCCAGCGCGTCCGGATCCCGCAGCAGGGCATCCAGATCCTCGTCGGTGATCCCGAGAAGCGACAGGTCGAAATCCTCAGCCAGCAGCCCCGCGATCTCGTCGCGCAGCATTGCCTCGTCCCATTCGCCCAGTTCGGTCAATTTATTGTCCGCGATGCGGTAAGCCCGGCGTTCTGCCTCGTCGAGATGGCGAAGCCGGATCACCGGCACGTCGGTCACGCCGAGTATCGTGGCCGCCAGCACCCTGCCATGCCCGGCAATCAGTTCACCATCGTCGGCCACCATGCAGGGCACGGTCCAGCCGAACTTCGCCATGCTGGCGGCGATCTTCGCCACCTGGTCGTCGCTGTGCATCTTGGCATTGCGAGCGTAGGGCCGCAGCCGATCAATCGGCCACGTCTCGATCTCGCCTGGCGCGAAGACAAGGTCCATGGGGTGGTTCTCATTTTGGGCAGGGCGGACATGCCGGTGCGCGCGGCCAAGAGTGGCAGCGGCAGAATCGGGATCCGCGAAGTGGAGAATAACGAAAACGCCCAAGAGGAGTTTCCTCCGGGCGCTATTCTTCGATGATCAATAGGTAGGTCAAGGGGGGCAGCTTTGTCAAACGAAAAAGGGACGTGGATTCAACGGCTTCTCAATGGGTGGCTTCCGAAGCCTCGCTTTTGGTTCAGTTGGCTTCCCTGGATTCCACGGGGTGGATTTTACTATTTTTGTCAAGAATCCACCTTGAGAGGATGGTCTATCTCCGTAACTAGCTGTTATATATGCATTTAATCTCAAGCGTATTTCGGGGTGGCTTCCACGTGGATTCCCCGGTGAAGAAGCCAGGCGCTAGCGAAATGCCGCGCTGCGCCCCCCCGTATACGGATCGCGCCCGGGAGGAACCATTGGGAGGGGGACTGCAAGGAATGTGTCCGAGGGTGCAATTCGTTTCATGCAACTAATTTCAGGACTGCAGCAGCTGAATCGCCGGTGAAGACAGCCTTCGTGTTCTCATCGCTGTATTCGCTAAACTTGACCCCCAACTCCTTTGAATTTCTCAACGAAGGATGATATTTTCTCAAATACGGTCGCCTTCTTGGTCTGGAACTTTGGATTAAGGGGGCTCATTTTCGGAAGTATGGCATTTAAATCGGCACCGTTCTCACTCGCAAACTCACGTTTGATCGAAGCTGAAATATAACGTTTTGCAGCGGCAGAATTTAGTTCTTCTGACCTGATAAGCTCCTCCACTTCTTTGCGTTGCTCTGCCTGGGCAAATGAAAAAAATGCGTCGATCACACCGGCCTTGTCATCAATCTGATCGAGGTCAGTCCGGTTGATGAAGTCCACTATCAGACTCTCTTTTGCCCGATTACCGAGACTACCGCGAATGACACGGCGAGCATCTTCAATCAAATCCCCTTTGCTATTCATCTTCTTGTTCTTGTCGAAGATCAGCTCAAGAATGTAGTCGAGGTTGATCTCTTGCGATTTAAGAAGGTCGACCTCAAAAACGACGTCATCCCACTCGATAGTGTTCTGTTCTTGCTCAGCCGACGACCTTTCTCGACGTAGCCAATCGCGAATATCATTGTACGACGATCTATAATCTTGAACCGCTCTCTCTGAGGGTAAGTCTATTGCCTCCAAGCCACAAAGGTCATCATCGTGTAAGTAGTGCTTTTGCTTGAACTCCTGGACTGCATCCGCGTCTTTTTGATCTAGGCCTTGATAGTCCTTCAATGCTGAAAATTCATCGTAGTTACGAAGCACATTTTCTACCCTCAGATACTCACCAAAGAGCTTTGCAAACTCCTTCTTGTCTTCTTCTTTGACGATCTCGTCCGGATTGGGAAAGCGTTCGGTTAGCTCTTTCACAACATCAATGAACCCGCGTCGCGCCGCACCGGTTTCCTGATCAACGAAACCATTCATGTACTCGTCGTAGCTCTTTTCCAGCACAACGTTCTTTGTATTCTTGTCCCCGAACAACGTGATCGCATCAACTGTCGCTTGCCTGCAAAAGCAGGGACCCAGACCCTGCCGCCGGATCATAGATCTTGTTGACGCTGGTTTGGTTGTGCATGGCCAGTTTGGCGATGAGTTTTGATACATGGGTCGGTGTGAAGAACTCGCCGCCTGATTTGCCCGCGTTGGCGGCGTAGTTTGAGATCAGGAACTCATAGGCATCGCCGAAGAGGTCGCCCTCGTTTTTGTCGAATTTCAACGGCAGGCCTGCGACGCCTTTGAGGACTTCCGTCAGACGTTCGTTCTTTTGCTTAACCGTGTTGCCAAGGCGGTTGCTGGTGGTGTCGAAATCAGCAAAGAGGCCAATGATATCCTCTTCGGACGGGTAGCCGCTGGCCGAAGCCTCGATGGCCGAAAAGATCTCCGCTAGGTCGGTGTTCAGGCTGTCGTTCTTACTCGCGGTTTTCACCACGTTTTGAAAGAGTTGGCTGGGATAGATGAAGTACCCTTTGGTCTTGATCGCATCGACTTTGGCTTCATCGGGGATGTCTGCGTCGGCCATGCCTGCATAGTTGATGCTATCGTCACCACCTTCGATGTAGTTGGTGAAGTTCTCGCTGATGAAGCGATAGAATAACGCGCCCAGAACGAACTGCTTGAAGTCCCAGCCATCAACCGCGCCCCGAACTCTGTTGGCAATTTGCCAGATTTCTCTGCGCAGTGCCTCCGCCTGTTGCTGACCCGTCATTTCTGCTCCCCTTCTTGTTTTTGTTCCTGCTCAGCAATCCAGCGGTCGATCTCGCTTTTGCGAAATCGCCATGCGCTTCCCACTTTGAAGCCGGGAACCTTGCCCTCAGATGCAAACCGATATGCCGTCTTCTCAGCTATCTTGAGATATTCCGCGAGCTCTTTCACAGTCAGAATGTCTTGGTTGGGCATTCAGGAATGTCCTCTCTGAAGGATTTGGGTTGAAACTAGAGGACGCCAATTGAACGAGCAAGGGCGGATTTTGCTTCCCGTTCTACATGCGTGTAGCCTGTTGGTGGTAGCCGGAGCATTCACGGCGGTTCGACTGTTCATCTCGCCGTAGGCCGGGCCTGCCACGGCTTTTGCTTAGGCATTGCCGCCGTCACCTCGACCTCCCGCAACATCCCGCCCGCCACTAGCCCATCGCGCACCCAATCCAACGCCTGCCACCAATCCTCATAGCCGCGTCGGGCCGAGGCGATCTGTTCCGGATGCGGCCGCCAGGTCACCGGACAGGCCAGAACTTCGACCGTGCGCCATTTGCCTCGGGTCAGCACCCGTTCGGTGCACACAACCTCCGTCACGGCCCGAATGCCATGCTGATTTTGCCGCGTTTCCACTGGCACACAGCGTGGTACCACGCCAGGCATCCAGTCGGGGGTCAGCCCGGCGCGGGCCAGTTCCGCCATGCGGATGGCCATGCGGATGCCACCGAGGCTGTCGGGCAGCCCGGCAACTGTGGCAGCGATCACCTCGGCGTCGGCGTGGGTGTAGCTGCCCATCTTGTGCTGGCCGCCGTCCACCTTGCAGCCCAGCGCAGCACGCTGCATCAGGACGTATTCGAGCCCAAACCCAAGGCCTTCCTCGACCACATCCTTCGGCGGCGGAAGTTCCAACTGCGCCTTTTCCACCCGGAACGCCCATTCCAGTGCTGCCTGCACGCCCAGCGCGCGTTTCACCTTTGTCCCGCCAGCCCGGTCAATCCGTCCCTGCATGCTCATGGCTGCCATCTTTCAAAGAGAGTCATTTGCGCTGGGCCCTCGGGTCCCTCGCTCGGCCGCCAGATCCACGGGCCTGAGGCCATGGGCAGCTGCGAGAGAGCGCCACGCATGTGCCGCTGCCAGTGGGTGAACTCCGTTGCCGAGCAGGCGCAGAGCGCGTGCCCGATGGGCCAGCCCAACAGCCATCCGACGAAGAGCGGGTTCAGCCGCCGCCGTCCCCGGGCCTTCAGGATCCGCCGCGAGACGGCCCGCCCATGCGAGGCAATCAGAGAAGCCCAGAGCGGGCGCGAGATCGGGGCGTGTGGCGATAATTTCTGCCCATGCGCCGTGATCCCCGGGTCCGGGCGGGTGAAGCCCTGTTCGGCCCGGTAGTGCAGGATATCCATCCGGGATTTGCCATCCGCCCGCGTCACGCTGGTCGGGCTGCTGCCCTTCCAGTTCTGCGCGGCCGGGGTCGGCCATAGGAGTGCTTGGGCCGACAGCTTCGGCTCGCCCCGGCTGTTGATCTTGCCGCGCAGCCGGTCCACCTGATCGTCCGCCACCGGGGTCTGCCATTGCGCCGCCTGCGCTGGCAGGGGCGGGATCCCACCCGCACCGTAGCTCTGACCCGGCCCGCCCTTCGCACCGTCCGTCGCCTTCGGCGTCGACCAGTTGGTGATGCCCCGCGCCAACGCTTCCGCCTTGCGGGTGAAATCGCTGTTCCCCGCCGGATTGTAGCGGTTGGTGCCGGGATGCAGGCTCATCGGTGTGGGCCAGGATGAAGACGCGCAGCCGCTGGTGCGGCGCGCCAACTTCTGCCGCAGAGAACAGACCCGTCGCAGGCGAATAGCCCATGTCCCAAAGCTCTCGCAGTACGGTTTCAAGGCCGAGGGTGACGTGACCGGGGACGTTCTCGAGAAAGACCCATTCGGGACGGCATTCCCCGACAACCCGGGCGACGTCGGGCCAGAGGTGTCGGGGATCGTCGGCACCTCCGCGCTTTCCGGCGGCGCTGAAGGGCTGGCAGGGATATCCGGCGAGGACGGTGTCGAAGGCACCGCGGAAGAGCCGGGCGTCGAAGCTGCGCAGGTCGTCCCAGATCGGTGCCGGGGCGAAATACCCCGCGCGCTGGGCGGCGATGAGCACAGCTCGTGGCCAGTCTTCCCATTCGACAAAGGCGCGGGTGTGATATCCGGGCTCGGCGAGCATGAGGCCCAGATCGAGGCCTCCGCCGCCTGCGCAGAGGGACAATCCGTGCCGGGGACGTGACACCAAGCCATTCACCGCACTCCCCGCTGACGCAGCCTGTCCGCTGTCACCAATCTGCGGGCCAGCATCGCGTCGCACATGGCGTTGCTGATCATGCCGTTGGGGAGGTATTCGTCGGAGTTCACCCTGGCGGCGTAAAACCTCGCCAGTTGCTCTTCGCTGGGTGGAGGGCCCACGTCGCGCTTGCGCTGCCGCCTGGCTTTCCGGCCGCTGGCATGTGCCGCAGCCGCCTGCGCATCGCGCTGGGCGGCGCGCTCCATGAAACGATCCAGCGCCTTGGGCCCATCGGGCGGGTTGGGGTGATCGCAACGGGACTCGGTCGCGACCTCGATGATCCGGTCCTCGGAGAGCCCGAGGTCATCGATCCAGCGGCGAACGTGTATCTGCGCTGGCCAACCCTGCCACCAGCTCGGCAGGGGCCCATTTGCGGCAAAGCCCAGCGCGCCGAGCAGCTCTGCAAAGAACCGATCAAAATCGGCATCGCGCGCAGCCGCGTCCTCCTCCTCCTTTACTGGTTCCCTTAGTGGTTCTCTTACAAGGTTAGTGTCGCAATTTGAGACACGGGAATCGTCATTTTTGAGACATGGGTTTGCGCCAAACTGAGACACGGACCCGTGTTCTGAAACGAGACACCGGTTCGGATCTGTCTCGGATGACAAGCCCTTGTCGATATGAGATTTTTCGGCAAGCGACCCGTGTCTCAAATCCGGGCACGGGGTTCCAACTCCGCCCGCCTCGAAGGGATTGGCTGGATCACGCTCGATTTGACCCGGCCCGCGGGGCGTGAACCCCGACTCAAAGCCCAGAAGATAGCGGGTGGGGCGCTGCTGGCCGGTCTTGGGATCGATGACCCGGATCCGGCGAATGAGTTTGCGCGCTTCCAGCCCATCGAGGTGACGGTTCAGCGTCGCCCGGCTGATCTCGCAATCATGCGCCAGTCGAGCTTGCGAGGGAAAGCAGCCAAAATCCGGGTTGAACCGGTCGCAGAGATGCCAGAGCACGATCTTGGTGGTGGGTTTCAGCCCGCGCTGCTTGATCGCCCAGTTGGTGGCCTCGTGGCTCATGGCGCCGTCCTCCGCGCTGGAAGCTGCACGCGGCTGGTGAACCCGTGATCGGCCAGCGCACCCAGCGCGTCGTCGAGCGAACGCACGAGCGCCCAACCGAAGCCCTGCGCCAGCACGGCATCGCGAAACGCCTCCTGCGAGGGGCGCAATTTGCCCTTGGGCGCCTTCAATTCCAGAAACAGAACGCGACCGTCGCAGAGCACGATCAGGTCGGCAAAACCCGCATGCACGCCCATGCCGACGAGGATCGCCTGGCGTTTCGCGCCGCGGGGGCCAGCTACGGTCACCTCATTGGCGCAGTGATGGATGATGGCCGTGCGCGGCAGGGCAACGCGCAACGCCTGCACGACCGCGCGCTGCAGATCGGCCTCGGGGGTGCCACGCCGCGTCATTACGCGCCCCTCCCATCTTGATCCCGCCGCTGGGCTGATCGGGCTGGCTGCCGTGCGTCGATGACCACCAGCAGAATGCGGGCGTCCTCGCGTTCCAGTTCCGTCTCGCCATGCTGAACGAGCACATTGCAGGCGAGCCGGATCAGGTGGTCGGAATGGTGGACCACATCGGCCAGGACAGCGCGGGCCTCGCGCCGCCGCTCGTCGATCCAGTCCGCGCGGGACGCGTCCCGCGCGTGGCGCACGCGGAAAGAGATGGGCGCGTTCATCGCCGACCTCCTGCCGTTTTGGCACGCGGCATCTCCTGCGCGGCCAGCCAGTCCTCCACCGCGCGGCGCCGATAGAGCACCATGCGCCCCGCCCGCACGCAGGGCGGCCCGACCCGCCGGGCTTCCCATCGCCCGAGGGTGTCGACCGTCACGCCCAGCGCATCGGCCAGACCCTTGCGGCTGATCCAGCCCGACAGCAGGGCTGCGGCGGTCGTCTCCGGTTCAGTCTGTGATTGAATCATCTCTGCCTCCTGTTCGCCGCCCGGGGTGGGCGGACGTCGTCAGACAGCGAGAACAGATCGGCAGGGGTGGCGGGGTGGCGCAGGGTGGCGCTCATTTGCCAGCACCAATGCCACCCCTTGTTTTATTGATAATTTGCGAGGCGGCGATCTGGATCGGAACGAATCAATCAGCAAGTTCAACTGTCAAGAACGGAGTTCGGTTGTGTTCTTGATTTGTTCTGGCGTTCATCCGTAGGGAGAGTCGTTTGGAGAATCACAGCGAAAGGGGGCAGCAGATATGGGTGAGGTTATTTTTGATCCGAGCCTGGTCTTTCCCCGCCCTCTGCCATCGCGGGCTTTGCGCGCGGCTGATGTCCATTCGCTGTCTGCCAGGCCTCAGGCCGCCTCCGTCACGAGCGCGCTGTGTTGGCCAACGCCAAATAGTTAGGAAGGGAGGTGAGGCATGGCATTGCCACCGCGCGTTTATTTTACATTGCACGAAGCCTCGGTCCGCTGGGAATGCTCGCTCGCCGATATTGCTGGCTGGGCGTCGGTCGGTCGGTTTGACATCGTCACGGCCATCGGTGGCTTTCCCAACGGCTTGCAGCCCCTGTCAGGATTCGGGGCTGTATTGGTCACTGACATCCTGCAGATGTTCCGCCGCTGCGGCACGGGTCCAACGACCAGTCGTCTGTGGCGGGTACGGCCGCTCGACCAAGCAGAATGGGTATTGCTGACCAATCATTCCACCGGGATCGAGGTCACGCTGGCGGACCTGCTCATCATGGCCGAGGAGGTTCGCCGTTTCGAGAGGGACTGCGATCTGCTCCGCCGCCCGGCATCGCACATCGGATCGACCGCGCGCTATGACTGGGACGGCATGTATATCTCGCTCATCCGCCGCGTTCATGAATTCGGTGTTCCTGAAACACAGGCCGAGTGGGTCGGGGAAGTGCAGGAATGGTTCGTGCAAAAGTCTGAAAGCGGCGAGGTGCCGGACGAGCGGACGATCCGGCGCAGGCTCACCCCGATCTGGAAATCGCTGCGCGAGACCTGCTGATCATCACCACGCCGACGTGCGGAAGATCATGCCGTCTTCTGCGTCTCGCTGGAATCATGGACCAGTTTCGGCTTGGGCCGGAATGCGACGGCCACCGCATCGACGCCCGCCCGCAGCGGCGAGTCCATCAGATGGGCATACCGCTGTGTCGTCTGCATCTGGCTGTGCCCCAGCAGCTTGCCGATCATTTCCAGCGATGCGCCGCCGCTGACCAGCAGCGAAGCGAAGGTGTGTCGCAGGTCGTGGATCCGGACGTCGGGGATCCCGACCTGCTTCTGGATATTCGCCCAGAAGCGGCGGATTTCCTTCACGGGCTGGCCCGGCACATCGCCCGGAAACAGCAAGGCGCAGCCGCGCGGCACCAGCAGCTGGCGCTGGCGAACGATCGCCGCCGCCTCGTCCGAGATCGGCAGGCGGTGAACCTTGCGCTGCTTGGTCATGCTGGCAGGCTTCGACCAGCTGAGGTGCTCCAGATTGAAATGCTCGAACCGCGCCTGGCGCACCTCTCCCACCCGCGCGCCGGTCAGCATGCACAGCCGGATGATGTCGGCCGCCCGGCGATCCTCAGCCGTCTCCAGCGCCTCGGCCAGCTTGCGAATTTCCTCATGGCTCAAAAAGCGTTCGCGCGGGTTTTCGATCCGGCGGCGAAAGCCGGAAGCTGGATTGTCCTCGCGCCAGCCCCAGCTCACAGCATAGGTAAACATCTTGCGCAGCACTTCGCCCGTGCGGTTTGCGCGCACGGGGGTCGGCTTTGCCCCCTGCAGTTTCCGCGCCCGGTTGTTCGGCTTGGCTTTCGACGGTCGGGCGCGACCGGACGCCACCTTGTTCAGCAGCTTTTCGACATCATAGGGCGTGATTTCCGTTACCAGCCGATTGCCCCAGTCGGGCACCACCAGCTTGGCCAGCATCGATTTCTGATCCGAGGCGTTGGTCGGCGAGAGATGCGGCAGGTGCACCTCGGTATACCGCTCGATCATGTCCTTGATGCGCGGCGCCTCGCGGCCGGTTTCCTTCTGCCCCAGTGGGTCGGCCCCGGCGTCGATCTCGCGCCGCAGTTCCTTCGCCCGTTCCCGTGCTGCTGTTGTCGACCATTCCGGCCAGCGCCCGATGGTCATCCGACGCTGACGCCCGGCATGGCGATAATCGATGGTGAAGGCCCGGTTCCCCGAGCGGTAGATGCAGACCGCGAACCCGCGCACATCGGTATCGAAAATCTGATAATCCCGCCCTGCCGCGGGTTCTGCGTCACGGACGGACTTCTCGTTCAATCGTAAACGGCTGACCATGCAACTCACCCTCCAGTCGTCACCCCATGACGCGTAGATTCGCGCCGCGATCAAGCGAAGCATGCAGACAGGGGTGGCGGGGTGGCGCAGGGTGGCGGTCATGTGATGGCGGCACGCCACCGTGGGGATAAATGCGAAGGGAATAGGTGCGGTGTTACGCAGTAAGAAGGCTATGCCAACCGCTTCGTCCGCGTCGATGTCGGCCCAGCTGTACAA